AACTTGCCGCCGCCATCCCCGAGGTCGATCGGCTTGAACGATCCCTTGTTGCCGATCTGGCCAAACCGGATGTTGCCCTTTTCGTCCTGATACGGCACCGGGTTGCCAAAGAACGTCTCATCAGCGCCCGAGGCCTTCTCCGGCCCGTCGAAAAACATGCTCGGGGTCGCAGCCGGGTCATTGGCGTTGTAGCGATAGATGTTGCCCTGGCCGTCATCGAAGGTTTCCCACTTGGGCTTGCTCGCCGCTGCTGCAGCCGCTGCCTGCTGCTGGGCATAGCGCGCGTCCTCGCGCGCCCAATTGGCCGCCTGGTCTTCCTTCTGCCACCCGCGGCTCTGCAGCGCGTTCGCAACGGCCTGCTGCCCCGGCGTGGCCCACTCATCCGCCATGACGCCGGAATAGTCGCCAGTCTTGCGGGACTCTGCGAGCTGGGCCGCGACTTTTTCGTGCCCAGCCTTGGTCGCGGCGTCGGCCTCGCCCTCTTTCATATTCGCCACGCCTTCGCCAGCGAGAGCGCCAAGCAGCGACCATGTGCCCTGCGGGACATAGCCCTGCTTTTGACGGAGCCCCTGCGCCATGCGCTGACGGGTTGCGACCTGTTCAGGAGTCAGAGCTTCGCCCCCGGCCCCCCACTGGAATGGAGCGGCAGGTTTCTTGGTCAGCGCGGCGGCAACTTCCTGAACGCCCATTATGCGGCCCTCTTATATTCGCGGACGGCCTTCGCCATCAGGGCGGGATAGTTCACGCGCCTAAAGCCGCTCGGATGCGAATGATCGACAAGCTCGGGATGCTTCTTTTCCAAATCCTGAGCAATGACGCCCTTATCGCGCTCGCCTGTGGCCTTCCACGTCCATTCCTTGACCGCAACGCCTGCGACCTTTTCGCCGGTCGGCTCGATATCCTCTTTCAGCCGCTCGTCGGAGAAGGAGAACATGCCGAGTGCGGCCTTGCCAAGCCCAAACAGCCCGCCAAGGGTATCGCTATTAGCCTGCTGTGCCTGCGACAGTTTGGCCTGATACTGGTTATTGATCAGCCCCGCTACGTCCGTCCCGGCAACGCTCGTCTGCGCCGTTGGAAGCCGCTGGCTCGCCTGCCCCGTCACAGCCGACATGTCATTGAGCGCACTGTTGCGCTGCGTCGTCAGCATGTTCAGCGCCGTGTTCTGCTGATTGCCGAGGAAGTTGTCGTAACTGTTGCCCTTGTTGCGGGAATAGTCCGCCATCGCGTTCTTGAACGCCTCACTGCCCTCTTTGATGCCCTGGTTAGAAAGCCGGGTCGTGAGGTTGGTCAGGTCGCGATCTGCCTGACTGTTGAAGTCGTCCAGAAAGTGCGTGTTGGTGTAGCTATCGAGGTTCGATGAACTCAGGTCGAGCGGGTTCTTCAGTTGACCAAGCGAGTTGTCAACGATGCCCTGCACCGGCTCGGAATAGGACTGCGTAGCCGAGTACTTCGGCGTGCCATCGGGGTTTGTGCCGACGATATCGTACTTCAGCGAGCCAAAGGGGGTCTTTTGGTCAACGTTGTTGAGATTGGTTTGCGCGACTGCCGTGGAGATATTGGACGCGGTCTGCTGTGCAGCAGTGTCCTTGGCGTCAGGCGGCTTTGGCAGTTTCTGTTTCAACGGTCTTACCTCGTATCCGGCTCGCCGCCCATTGCTCTGCGGTCAAGGTGTAGATCGCTCCGGCCTCGCCCCGCCCCCTCAGTCTGGGGATCAGATACTCGGTGAACCCCAGCCGCCGTGCGATATGCCGCATATGGGAGTTCGATTCCGAAACGCTCAAGATGCACAACTGGCACCCTGCCTGAGAAAACACGTAACCGAAGATGCGTTGAAGGGACTTGCGCGTCATCCATCGGCGGTCTGTCGCAGATGCGGAAATCTCTATCGTTCCCGCCTCGGGTGACCAGTTGGAGAACACCGCCCCGGCGACTAGATGCCCGTCGATCTCAAACCCGATGGCCTCGCACTCGCCAAACCCTCGGGAGGGGTCAAACGGCGGCTGACTGGCTACGAAAGCAGCAACCCGTTCCGTTTGCCCATAGACGGCCTTGACCTCAAACGACAAGGGCACCGCGTTCATAGGTCAATTCCATCAAGATCAGTTCCGCGCTCGGTGCCGCCGTTGCGCCATTGGTGACCTGCAACTGCGCAGCGTGTGTATAGCCAGTTTTGCCGATAGACACCCACATTGTGGAGACCGTGTAGTAAGCCGCGCCGGTATCCCACAATGCAACGTCCCATAGGCCCACATCCCACTCACCGGGGGAGTCCGAGGGAGCGCCAGCGTTTGGCGGCGTCGGCAATTCGATGACGTAGTTTGTCGAAACCGATAGCTTGGGGATGAACGTATTGCGGGTGCGGAAAGTCGCGCGGGCCTGCCTGACTGTCTTTGTCGAGCCAATGGCCTTGAGGTGGTCCGAATGCCAGATGCAGGCCGAATAGTAGATTGACCCGTCATCGGCGCCGGTCACCTCTGCCTGATGCAGCGTGCCGTCATTTGACCCAAAATAGAGCCCGTCATCGTGGAGAACGAGGCAGCGCGCATCCCAGCCGGTGTATTTGCACCAAGCCCCGGTTTCGAGGTTCACCACAAAGCAGATTTCGGGCGTGCTCGTCCCCGTCACCGGGCAATTGACAATTGCATACTGCCGCGAAGGCCACTTGATAATCTCCCACGGAACCGAGCGCCGTGCGTTGGACTCCGCCACCCAATCGGGCTCAATGGCCTTGCTCACTGCAGAAAGAGATAGAGCAGATGGGTCTTTGGTGATGATCGCGGACATCGGGATAATGCCCGACTGCGTCAGGATCAGCAGATCCGCACCGGCCCGCATCGTGCCGAACTGGTTGCGGCCTAGTGGGGGAGAGCCATTGTAAAGCCCAACCATTGACCATGTCGCGGCATCGCCGGGATCAGCGCCCTGGTAGATCGCGTACTCACCTTCCGAGCTGATGAACACGATCTTGTCGTCCAGCCCGTTGCCAGCATCCATTGACCACGTCGCCCCAAGAACGAGATGCCCGCCCTTTTGAAATACGCCAGCAAGGCTGATAGAAAGCGCCGCGCCTGCAATGCTGTCCACCGGCAGATACCAAGCCCGCATGGTGTCTTTTTCAATGAACCACTGGCGGTTGCGATAGGCCCAAACATGGGAGAGCAGCGCGCTCGATACGCCCGTGATCGCTGGCGTCGTCCACGAGGTGCCGTCATAGAGCTTGGCGTCGTCGGTGCCGTTGACGATCGTCATGTAGTTTCCGCCCGGCGTGGCGAAATTCAGGTGAGAATAATAGTCGCTGGTCTGGCCGGTGAGGTCTGGCGTTGGCGGCGTGACGGTATCGGCCGGGCTCGTCAGGGGATAGACGTTGCCATTGCTGGCGCCGAACATCTTCTTGGTGGTGCCGCCGATATAGGAGATCAGGCTCTCGATCGGGTCAGAGCCGACGGTGGCGAATTTCTGGTTGCCGCGGCGCAGCCGAATGCCGGTTGTTGTGGGAAACCAGTTCTCGAGGGCATAGGCATAGCCATCAGGAACCGCCGCAAGGTTCGCAGCGCTGATCCATCCCTTTGTGGGAGCCGGAATAGCCTTGCTGTCAACCTTCGTCGCACGGGAGGCTTTCGGCCTAGCAGGAACGCGCTGGAGCCCCTGATACGCCATCAGGCACCCAAGACGCCGGGGAAGGCATATTCGGCGCTGTTGGAGCGCTGCTTGCCGACCACGAGGATATTGCTACCCTTGTCTGCCCCGATGCGTTCCGCAAGGGCGGCATTGTAGTCAGCCATTGACTCGGCATAGTCCTGCCCCTTGCCTTCCTTCCACTTGTAGATGGCGGCAAGTTTCAGCACCCTTTCATCCAGCCTGAACACATCGGTGTCAGCGGTAAACGAGGTCTGAGGCGTGCCCCCGGTGTTGGCCGCATACTTACTCGTCAGGTAGTAGAACTTTACCGTATCCCCGGTGGCAAGCGGATCGGTAGGCCCAGAAATCCGCACCTCAATATAGTCACCGATCAACGTCCACGCGCCGACGATAGCCTGAAAGTTCTGAACCTGGAGCCCTAGCCATTCGTCAGTGTCGGAATAGTGGACGAGAGGCGCATAGGGCGTAGCAGAGGGCCATAGACGCGCCTTCTTCAGCATCCGCTTATAGTCGGTCGGATAGCTGAATTGCAGGGCCGTGCCATCCCCGGTCAAAGTGCCGAGCGTCTTGAGTTTGGTCCAGTCATGCCCACTATCATAGGCAATCATGGCCGCGCTTTCGTTCAGCACTTCGCCAAGCTCCACCAGTTCGCGGTCGGTGGACGAATAGAGCACTGAGGGCACCGTTACCCCGATCTTGAGGGCAACCCCGCGCGCTACCTCAAGAATGGTCATGGTGAGGCTCCTATGCCGCCTTCTTCTTCGCCTTGCCCTGCTTGGCAAGAATTTCGTCAGCCATCTTGATCAGGGCCGCACGGTCGAGCCCTTCGATCTGCGCAGTGGGATCGCCGTCCTTGATCCAGTTGGCAATATCCTCGTCCTCGAAATCCTTGAACGTAGACTCGACGGCAGGGTCTACTGCGACCGGCTGGAGGCCCTGCGGCTGGCCCTTCATCAGGCCCGCAACCTGACTGCGCAACTCTGCCAGTTCAGCATCGCGCTTGGCGAGTTCGGTCGAGAGGTGCGAGGCGTCGGCATTCTTGGTCGCAATGTCGAGATAGGCCGCTGCCTTATCCTTCAGTTCGCGCCCGCCCATGCCGAGCATCTTCAACTGTGCGCTATCAAGCGCCGCCAGCGTCTCGGCGGTGTGGACGTTGAGCGCCTTCAATTCGAGGCGCTTGCCCTGCGTAAGGAAGGTGAGTTCCTCCAGCGGAGTACCGCCGAGGCTCTGCGCGGTGCCCGCCTTGAACGCCAGGTACTGCGCATTGTACTTCTGCGCATAAGTGATGCGGGTGCGCTGGCCTGTAATCGGGTCTTCGCCCCATCCGGCAAACTCGGTGGCGGGAGCCACGACGACCGTATGCTTGTTGGCCGGGAACGAAATCTCGCAGACTTCGTACTCATCGTAGATCGGACGGCCCTTGGCCTGGCTTTCCATCTCGTTGAGTTCAGCGTGCATCCGAAACAGCACGCGGGTCAGGTTGGAGTCGTTTTCAGCAGCCATCAGAAGGTTTCCTGTATGAGAGGGTTCACTTTTGCAGTCGGCTTGAGGTTCAGACAAAGCCCCTAGCGGAATGCAAAAATGGGGGAAGGCAACGCGCCATCCCCCATCCCAATCGTAAAGCCGCTAGACGATCTGGCCCTGAGCGAACGGGTGGTTGATGCTGACCACGGCCTGGTTGGCAGCGGGAGTACCAGTCGCGGTATCATTGCGGGCGTTGAGCACCTGCTTGCCGTTGGCCTGGGTCGAGGTGACCTGACCAGAGCCAGCCAGATAGACCGGGCCGGGACCAGCAGCGAGGGTGCCGTTGGTCGCAACCACAGCGTGGCCGGTGATCTGATACCAGCCATAGTAGCCCGCAAGATTGGCAGACATCGCCACCGCAAGCGGCTGGGCGAGGTTTGCCGTCGAAGGGGCTAGCGCCGTCTGATAGGTCGGCGTGCCCGAGGATGCACCATCCCAAGTCACGACCGATCCCACTACCGTCGAGGCAACGCCAAGCAGGTAGATGAACTCACCGTTGCCGTAGGTCGGATCGACCGCCTCGACAATGGAGCCAAGCTGCGCGCCGGGAAACCGACCCGCCGCGCTGAGAGTAGTGCCCGCAAGATTGGTGCTCGCGATGGGCGGGGCGCCAATGGAGGGCGTAGTAATCACGTAAGCCATATCAGTTCTCCTTGGCCACTATCACGGCACGCTGTCGTACATTTTCCAATTAAATAAGGGATTTATCATCGTCAACTCCCCCATGAACCCGATGTACTGGACCGCTGCGTCCTGGTTGATCGGCATCATCGTGCGGCCGATCTTGTTGAAGTTGCGCTCGGGGTGATACCGCAAGCGCAGCGTCTCGCTGTTGATGCCGTAGGTGGTGTTCGACGGCATATTCGAGCCGATGCCGCCGTCCTGCACGATCTGGGCAGTTCGGCCGGCGCCGAAGTACTTCAGCGACTGGAAGCCGAGCTTTCCGAGCGCGGTTTCGTCGTTGATCTTCTGGATGGCGACAGTAGCGGCGTCATAGGCTGCGTAGTGTTCCGCCGACATGAGCAGGAGGTCTGCGCCCTGCTTGTTGCGGGAGCGAACGGTCATGATCTTGTTGAGGAACGGGCGCACCGTAGTCGAAGTGATGCCGGTGCCGATGGTCGTGTCATAGGAGTTCACGTCAAAGGTAGACGTGCGCCAGATGGCATTGGTGGCGCGCGAGATACCGCCGTAGGTGCCTGAGTTGACGGTCGTGGGAATCGCCAGCTTGAGGCCACCGAGTTCCTTGCCGCCGTAGCGGGTGCCGTCATTGTGGAGCGAGAGATCGACCTCGTCCATCAGTTCGGTTTCGGCTGCGCCGATATGGGCCTCCATCACGTCCAGAAGCTGCGCGCTGCCGGAGTTGAGGAGGATTTCTTCGTTCGAGAGCGACACACCAACCGCACACATCTTGGGACGGTATTCGGCGTCGTTGAACAGTTCGGCGGGCGAGTTCGCCATGAAGTCGTAGCCGTTATACCAAAGGGTGTTGCCCGAGTTGGCGAACAGCAGACGTTCACGGATGATCGGGCCGGAAAACTCTTTCCAGTTGCCCTTGGTCTTCAGGATGCTGAGCAGCGCCTGACTATCGGAGATCAAGTCCTGATAGCCCTTGGAGCGATCCTCCAGAGCCAGAGACAGAATCTCCTGGTTCTTTTCAGTTGGGGTAAGAGCCATTATGGCCCTCCTTAAAAATCAGACGCTCTGCTGCATTGCGCGGCGGATTGCGTCTTTGATTGAGGAAGAGGGCTTTTGGGTCACGGGGGCTGAGCCCGCGCTTGGAGCGCCTGTGATGGATTTCTGACCGCGCTGGGTCTGAGCCACGAGGTCTACGTCTGAGGCGGGGGGCGCTGCATCCGTCTTGGGGATGAACCCAAGGCGCTGCGCCAATGCCTGAGCGTCGCTAACCGCCCTATCATACGCCTCCGGCAAACTCAAGCCGTTGTTCGTGATATGCGATACAATCTGTTCGGACAGTTCATCAAACAACGGCTTGTCTTTGGCAAAAGCCGCGACTTCCTCGTTTGCTGTCCGTGCCTGCTGGTCTGTCAGGTGGCCGGTCACCGAGCCCACCGACTGCTCAATCTTGGCAATCTTGGCCTCTAGCGCCCGGATCGTCGCGGCGCTCTGGCTTTCTGCCTTGTCGGCTGGCTGGCCCATAACGTGGGCAGCAACTTCCTTGAGGGAGAGCCCCTTGTTGGCACAGATGCGCTCAAGCCCTGCCACGAGGTTTTCGCTCAGCAGCTTGTCGATCCCGACATACTGGCGGAGAGCGGTCACCGGGTCGGTGTTGGTGTCCTTGGCCAGCTTGTGGAACTCGCGGAACTGCTCATAGTTCGTCGCGTCCTCTTTGTACTTGGCATGGCCCTGCTCAAGCTCTTTGATGGCCCGGTGGGTTTCCGCGCGGATCGACTCGTCAACCTCTGTCCACTTGGCCTTCGCGTCAGGGGAGAACCGCGACGGGGCTTCGTAGTGCGGGGCGGTCTTGTCCACCTCTACCTTGGGCTTGGCGTCGGCCTTTACGGGCTCTGCGGCCTTGTCGGTGGCCTTGTCATCCTTGGCCGCGAACTTGCCCGTTTCGTCACGAGCCTTCTGCGCAGCGTCGGGTTTGGCCTCGGTGTCCTGCTTTTCCAGCTTTTCGGCGGCTGCTTTCAGCGCATCACGAGCGGAGAGCGGCTTTTCGGCCGGGGCTTTGTCAGCCTTCACCGGCTCGGGCTTGTCACCTGCCCCTGGGTTCGGTTCGTCAATAATGGGATTGGGAGGCGTGAGGATTTCATCAACAGCCGGGGGCGGCGCGGCGGGGCTGGATGTGATGGCTTCAACGGACATCGGGCTTCCTTCTGAGGGATCGTGAGCCCATCAGAAGGCCAGTCGCGATAGCTCGGAAGGGACTTGAGCCTAGATCGGACCTGGACGGGTGATTACCTTGCGCTCGTAGGTTTCGCGCGTCACCTCGCCCCGATTGAGCGCGGCTTGAGCCTTATCCATAGAGGTGCGAATAGCCTTCGCGTCGGGCTTGTATTTCGGCTTGGGTTTCTGCTTTTCGGTGCCGATTTCGATCAGCCGCGCGCCTTCCTTGTTCCCGCTGGGGAGGTAGGAGGCACGCATTGCCCGCTTGGACGTGTACATCTTGCCGTCATGCTGGTTCTGCACCGGGTCCATCTCATCGCGGATGATTTGGGGTACGCACAGGACTTCGTTCCAGAGCCGGTGATTGTCGGGCCAGTCGTGGACATCGTGCATAGAGTTGCAATCGGGGCAGATGCGGTAGCGGAGACTCACTTAATCCTCTCCCTGCTGTGATTCCTGCCGCTCGGCTGCGGCCTGTGTGCTTGCCTGCATCCCCTGCTGATGCTGGTGATCGGCCATCTGCATCGCCTGCTGATGCGCCTGATCATTGGCCTGCATTTCCGCCTCGTGCTCTTGCTCGATCACGCCGAGATTGGCTTCAAGATGCGCTTCAAGGCTGTGGGCTTCGTTGGCCTGCTTTGCGCTGATCTCTGCCGTCTCAATCTGGGTCGCGGCTGCGAGGTCGGCTTTGTACTTTTCCAACTGAATGCGCTGGGCATCGTTTTCGGCCTTAGCCTTGGCGATAGCCTGATCAAGCTCAAGCTGCTTGCTGGCGAGCACCGCATCGGCCTTGGCCTGCTGTGCCGCCAACTGCATCTTGCCCGCCTCAAGCTGGCCCTTCTGTGCGTCGGCCTGTGCCTGCATCTGCTCTGGCGACGGGCCTTCGTTCTTGGGCGCCGACGCTACCTGCTTCATCTGGTCGGTGAACTCTTCCACCGTCTGCTCAAACTGCCTTCCAACGCGGAACTGGCTATTGACGAAGCGGATAATGTCAGCGGCCAGCGGCGCAACCTGCGGCACTTGCTGAACGGCAGGGACGACCTGTTGCAGCAACCCGGTCATGGCGGTGACGTACTCGGTCGCGCGCTGCTTTTGCGCGTTCTCATCGGGCGCAATGGTCGAGTCCGTCTCGATATCGAGGACGAAGCAGCGGATGCGGTTGTCCCGCAGGAATTTCATCACCTGTTCGATGGTGACGGTTTCGCTGATTTTCTTGATCTCGCCCTGCAACTGCTGCAACTGCTGTTGCGCCTGCTCCATGACCTGCTTGGCCTTGTCGGGCTGCTGTTTCGCCATCGCGGCGATCTCAGGGTCTTTCGCGGCCTGCGCAAGCTCCGTCATCAGCGCCTTGCCCTGTGCCTCTAGCGGAGCGATCTGGGCCTTTACCTGGGCATCGGTCGCAATCTCAAGCTGCGACATGGCAAGCAGCGTCTTGGCCGAAAAGTTCTCCGCCATGATTTCGGCAGCAATGCGGGTGATATCCCGAGCCAGCCGGATCAACTCGCCCTGCCGGTCACGAATACGCACCGAGCCGTACTGAGACTTGAGTTCCTGCGCACCAAGCGTTTCGCTGGCGACAGTGGACCCGCGCATGATGTCGCTGAGGCCCGTGATCTGGTACACATCATCGATCAACTGCTTGCGCAGTTCGATGAGTTCCTTGATCGTGGTGGCGACCATGTCGAGTGGCAGCCAGAGGATCATGTCCTTGGCCGATGCGCCCCCGAGCGCTGCCCAATTCGAGATGGGCACGAGGATCTGATTGTTCGATATGGCCTTGATCGCGGCTTCGATCGCATCGCCAAGCTCGCCCGCGCCGGCCGGATAGAACCCACGAAGCTTCAGGCTTTCGGTGAGCGCTGCAATGCGCGCCGTGATCTCGTTGATTTCCTCAAGCTGGTCTTTGTAGAACAGCATGTCCGGGACCGGCACGAGGCTGTTGCGCTGCGTCGTGCCGTAGGCCGGCCGTGGGCAGGGAAAGAACCCCTCTAGGTCCAGATGTGGTTTATCCTCATCCAGCAGCTTTTCGCAGCCTTCGGCGACCCACACGACCTTGTTCGCAGACTTCGACCATAGCTCCCAGAACCCGGCCTTCAGCTTGCCGTCTGTCTCGTCGGTGATATCGTCCTTGCGGACCTCATAGGCGGCGTTCTGGTACTCGTTGCCTGATGTCTTGCGGAACCGCTTGCGAGCCTGTGTACGGGTCAGCCATGAGCGCTTGGCGACCCAATCGACTTCTTTCCAGTTGCGGGCGGGGTCGTGAAGAAAGTCCTTGCGGTTGACGTGCTCGATACACGCTTCCTGCTCAAGAACGCCATCCTCCACTTCGGCTTCGTAGCGCAGCCAGACGGCGCCGCGTGCCACGGTCGTCATGTCATCGCGAACGAGGCGCATCACCTCGTCAATGGCCTCCTCATCGAAGTTGACGATAGAGGCGCGCTCCAGCATTTCGGATGCCACACGCGGAATCGCGCGGCGATCCTTGAACCGGGGCGTAACAACGGGGACAGGTGGGCGCGAATAGATTGATGGGCCGAGCACCTGAACGTTGGCCCAGAATAGCTGGAATTCACGTTCACGGCTGACGTTGGCAAGGCGCTCTAGGTTCGCGTACACCTTATCGATGTTGTCTGACTTGCTCTGCCATGTAGAGAAGGTTTTCTCGGCAGTCGTGATCAGCGAGAGCCATGCCCTTGCGGACTTTGGCTCAATGGCCGGATCGAGGGCATCGTCTGCGGTGTCAAGCTCATCTTCGGCCATGCGCTGAGACTTAGCTAAGCGCTAGCATGCCGGAAGGGACTTGAGCGCACCGTTCACCCCCACATTTCTACTGCGGGTGTTGGGGTAAGCTGCTGCTGTTTCCGATGCTGCCCAGTCAGTCGTCGGGCCTTTCAATACATCGGTGGGGCTTCGGGTCATTTTCCGGTCACCCGGCTTGGCCTCTCGCAGCGCTCCCCTCCGAAATCCTGCTTAGAGCGACAGCGCGCCGGCAACGTCCGGCGGCATCCACCCTTCCGGCTTCAGCACCTTGCCGTCATCACGCTTGGTGACCTTGCCCGTGGCAGGGTCAACCTTCGCCATGTTCGAGCGCTGAACCTCGGCCCACACGCGATCGAGCGGAATGCCGAACTCGAGTGCGGCACCCACAGCCACATAGATGACATCGGCTAGCCCGTCAGCGATCTCCACCAGGTCGCCGCGCTGCATCGCCTCGTCAGTCTCCCGGCATTCTTCCCTCAGCAGACTGCGGCGGAGTTCGACGCGCTCCGGCACGAACGTCGGCGACGAAAGAACAGGGACATCGCAGGCACGATGGAAGTCGGCAACGTCGTTGAGCAGGTTCTTCAAAGTAACCTCCGAATGGCTATGAGCGACATATAAACGGACTCTGTTGCACCAGTCAACAACCCCTATCGTTTATCGCACTGAACACGGTTAACCTGCGGCGTCTCGCCAGGAGTGCGCAATGGGCCGTCCGCCGCTGAAGTTCAAGATGCTCAACATCCGGTTTCCGCCGGAGTTGGTGGCTCGTATCGACGCGCTCATTGGCACCCACAAGCGGCCTGAGTTCATCCGCAAGGCCGTCGCCGAAAAGCTCGATCGCGACGCAGGCCAGAAGCGCTAACCGTCCCCTCTTATTATGTCGGGGAGCTCTGGACGATTTACCTGCTGGAGTGAGTTGACCGTCTCTCCGATCTGTCACCGATACCCAGGCCTGCAAGGCTGCTCGGTTTTGCCCATCTACGACCCCTGGGTGGAGCATGGCGCCATCGCAGATCGCGCTTCCGATACCTTTGTCTGCCCCGAAGGGTAGGCGCTGCGCAGGTAAAGCTCTCGAATTCCGTTGCGGTCTCTCCCGCCGTCACGCCCACATTTCGCGCTGTTGCTCGGGAGGCCTTGCGGCTTTGACCCTCACGCTGAGAGATGACGTGTACTCGCTGCCCGTCCTCTATAGCCGGTACCGCTTTGGGCTGCAATACCCGGCACCGCTTGTTTACCCCTCGCAGTTAACGTCGACCGGCACCAGCTCGGAGCCGTCATGGGTCGCCCGCCCCTCAACATGAAGTCGACCAACCTGCGGCTTCCCCCGGAAACCATGGAGCGGATCGATAAGATCGTGGGCAAGAACCAGCGCGCCCGGTTCATCCGCGAGGCCATCGAGCACGCCCTGCGGCTGGCTGAAAGTCTCGCCAGGCGCTTGCCGCCCGTCGAATAAAGCGCACCGTTTACCCCCACAAATGATGTGAGGGCGTGGGGGTCAGCCGTGCCGCCAACCGGCAGCGTGGGCTTCCGCGTGCATACGGATGATCCGCAGGG